TTTGTTTTATTGTACCTGTTATTTCCATAATTATTTATCTATTATTTTAAAATATTTGTTTGTTAACTGTTCTACTTCTTCCTGTGTAATTTTACCAGTAATAAAAGCCTGTGATGCTTCTTTAAAAGCTACTTGTAATAAGATGCTTCTACCAGTATCTAGCCTAACGGAATACTCAGGCTTTTCTTTATTGTAATTATTGTACATTGGTTTTTCAATCTTTTTTATTTTAGATATTTTATTGTCTTCTTGATTGTATTCAAATGATATAGTGTCATCTTTTTTAAAAGTTAAATCTTTATCATCAGGAAAGCTGTACATAACTACATTTGCTAGAGATGATAGTTTTATATTGTATTTTCTAAAAACTATATTTTGATAAGTATAAGTTTTGTCAGTTTTTTCTATTAATTCTACTTTTGCTTGTTTCATTTTATTAAATTTGATTTCTTGTATTTTAGTTTTACTAATTTATTAATTATTTCTAAATCATTAATCTTTTTATCTTGCTTTGCAATATGCTTACAAAGAAAATTGATTCTGTTGTTTAGTCTTTGAATTTCTTTATTAAATTCTTCTTTTGTTAAATGAAGATTCATAACTCGCAATCTGTTGAAAGACATTTTGTAGAACAGTAGCCTCCCTGCTTGTGATAAGTTTCGTCTTCTATTGGTTTTCCACATAAAACACACTCGTGTGATAATAGGTCTGGTACATATAATAAGTGATTCATTTTGTTTCGTTTTTAATTATTCTATAAATTGTGTCTGCTGTAAGTTCAGCGTTGATACTACCTTTTTTGTATCGTTCAAGTAAAGTCTTTATTAATTGTTTGTTTTGTGTATTCATAATGTTTTGTTTTATACAAATATAATTAAAAATTGTTAATAAACAAAAAAAGAGGGAAAAATTAATTCCCCCCTTTAAAACAAAACAACAATCATAAGATTGATAAGTTCTACAAAGATAATCTTTTATTTTCTATGTGCAATAGTTTTTTGTATTTATCTAGTAAGTCTTGTAGGTCGTTTATGGAATACTTTACTGTCTCCTTAGAAAGTTTGTATAGTTTCTGTGCTAATCCTCTTTTTTTTTTATTTAATGCAAGTCCGTACTCATATTGTTTGCCATTCTGATACCTGTTATGAAATCGACTTTGTGGGTGTACGTTGTCCTCGTGCCACCTAGTAGACATCTCTTTACGAGATATAAAATGTCCTGCATCTACTTCACTATAATGAAACTTACGACCTGATGTGATACAAGTAACATACCCTTTACTATCTGCATTTTTTTTTCTTATGTATTCAGAGAATACTGTATCTAGTCTTTTAATAAGTCCTTTACGAGTTATTTTTCTCACAGTATAAATGTATTATAAATAAAAGAAAAGAAAAAGAAAGTAAGCAAAGAAAAAGAAAAGAAAAAGCCTACAAAAAGAAAATTTAAAATGCCTGATCCAACAAGCGTCCATCTTTTTTAGGTTCTTGAAGTTTTGCTATAAGCGAAAACAAATATATAAAAAAAAATTTATCTACCTTGTCCTCTATACTTTTTGAAATAGTTTTTACTAGATTTTAGTTTGCTACTTTTTGTTTTTGCGTGTATGCCTTTACGTTTTTTGGCACTAGGTTTGTATATATTTACGTCAATCTTTTTTGCCATTTTTTACTTTTTCAATTGACCTTCCACCAAAATAAGCACCTAAAGTTACAGTAAGAGAAGTTGTTAAAAGAGCTTGGTTGCTTTGGCTGATCTCAAACTCGATCCACCCTGCATCAATAAAAACCATAATGACACTTGAGACAACAAGAAATATTAACACCATAGGGCGTACATTACGACTTAGCCAACTATCACTTTGAGTATCAGCTTTCCATCTTTCAGTAACATTCTGTTGCATATCTGCTTCGGCATTGATAAAGACCTCAGTCATTTCTTTTTCAAACCTTGCTTTTTCTTCTTTACTAAATGTATGCTTGTCTATTATATTGCTTATAGAATTAGCAATGCCACCACCAGCACCACCAAATATTTTACCTAGTATATTTTTCATCTTTCTAATATTAATGGCATTATAGTTACAGCTATTGCAACTAGTAATAATAATATGTAACTTAAAAAATCTAGCAACTCATTCACTTAAATACTTTTTTCTCGATATTATCAAGTCTTCTGTCGTGTTGTTTTTCTATGTTTTCTATTTTGTTTTCTAAAAATTCTATTTTTTGTTCGTATTTTGAAATGTCTTGTTGTGGTGGTAATAGTTTTGCTTGTTCTATGTCTGATTGTAATGTAGTATAAGTAAATATCAATGAAGATATACCACCAATAATAAGTATTAATGTTTTTAAATCTAAGTTTAAATCTGGCTTTCCGTCACTATCTATGTCTAGTCCTATTTTTTTCTCCTCTATTCCCATTAGCTATTTGTAATATTTATGTATTTAACTTTTCCATTGTCTCTTACTGCTTTTAAAACCCTGTTTCTGTTTTTTTCATCACTTACATACGATATATGCAACCAGTCTGGATTGTCCTCTGTGCCAAACTCATAAATTAATTGATCGAAGTTTAAAGTATTTCTTATATACTGAAACATTTCGAAGTTTGTTTTATGTCCGTATATGTCATCTATGTCAATTGCTTGTCCTTTGCAATGCTGAGATTTTGCAGATGACCCAATGGCTTCTGACAATTCTGGACTACGATACATTGATGTAATTTTAATTGCACCACCTACCCAAGCTCGTAAAGGTTCAAAGATATTATTAGCAAGTGTTACCATATTTTGTATATGATAGCTGTTTGGGGTGTTGTGTATCCCCAAGCGTAAAGCTGTAATACTCTTAGTCGCTTCCTTCATTGATATGTGCTGACTTATTTTATTCATTTATTAATTTGTTGATCTACGCCTTGTATTTTCAAACAATATTACATTAACCCTGTTTTGTATTTCTTCTTGTGTTGCAGTAATTTTAAAACTTAAATCTGCTTTCCATTGACCCCTAGGTTTGCCGTCTCGATCTAAAAGTATAATAGTAGGTACAGATTTAATTTGTTCTTTAATAGAAGGGATTTGATCTTCTAAAAAAGCCATCTGTACTTTTACGTTTTTTATACCTCTTAAATTAAAATCATTTGACTGATTCCATTTAGCATTGATATGTAATAATGTTAAATCTTGTGCATTACTTTGTACAAATACAAATAACACAAAAAGGACATACATTAAATTTTTCATCTTCTTTTGTTTTCATATATTTTTTCACTATTTATTTTTATTGCTTCTTTATTTTCTTCTATATCTTCTTTTAAGTCTTTTGTTGCTTTATCTATTTGTATAACATTTGCTCTTATTAGTTCGTCTTTTAATTGAAACTCCATTTTTTGTACAAACTCATCACCACTAAAATTTTCTATTTTTGAGCTTAAAGCATCTATGTCTGATTGTAAAGTAAACCACATACTAGCAAGTGAAATTGTACCAATTATAATCATTCCAATAGTTTTTAAATCTAACTGTACATTTGTGTCTTCACCTATCTTTGTTGCCATCTTACAATTTTTTAATTTTCATTACAGTATAAACAATAGTACAGATAAGAAGTATAATTTTTAACCAAGTTTCAATTTCTGTCATCGTCACAGCAAAAACAACTGTATTAATAATATATAACTTCATATCTGCTAAACCCATTATTCTACTTCTTCATAAGACCCATCTTCCATATTGATGTTAATTTTACCATACTTAGATTCTAAGTTTTTTAAATACTTGTCTAGGTCTTTTTTGTTTTCTAAATTTTTATTTATCGTACTGTTTATTCTTGCTTCTAATATTTTTATATTTTCTTGATCTTGACCAATACTAATGTGATTTTTTGTATTGTCACTAAATAATCCTTTTATGTAATCGTGTTCGCTATTTTCTAATTTTTTCATAATATATTTTTTTTACAAATATAATTAATCCCATTTAGGGTTGAAATGATTTTCTACAGGATTTTTTTGTGATTCAATTTCATTATCTAAATTTTTCTTCATTTGATCTACATCTAAACCTGCTTCGAGCCATTTAACAACATCTTCTTTTTTTAGCTTAGAATAAGTTATAAAATTACTTTTGTCATATTCAACACTATAAACACCATAATTACTTGCAATGTAAGGCTCTTTAGAGTCATCCTTAGCAATGTATGACCAATGTACGTTATAAACTACATTACTTTTTTTATCGTGCTTTATTTTGGTGTCTAATTGATTTATTTTCCAACTGTATGTATTAGCCATAATTATTTGTTTTTAAGTATTTCTATTTCTGCTTTTAGTTCTTGTATTGCACCAACTAATAATGGTACTAATTTACTATTGTCAACAAACTGATATTCTGGTTCGCCTTTGTCGTTTACTTTGTCTTTTTCGCCTGAAACTGCTTGTGGAAACACCTCTTGTAATTCGTGTGCAATAAAGCCCTCAACAGTATTTTCTTTATGTTTTTTTAAGTTGTATTGACTAGGTTTTAATTGACTTATTCTATCTAAAGCACCAGTCATCCCGACTATGTTTTCTTTTAATCTGTAATCAGATATGCTGTTAAATGAAACACCACCAGCATTACTTGTTACAGTTCCTATGGTTCCATTTGTTGAATCTTTAAATACGACTAAACTAACAGATGAAGTTGTTGAGCTACCAAGACACAATTCCATTCTATCGCTTGAAGATGACTGAAAATAAGCGTGAGTGTTTCCTGCTGATGTCGTACCAAATAAAATATCTCCAGAAGGTAACATTGTCATTCTACGTCCACCACCAACGTGAAATATAAGATCACTTGCAAATTGATCTCCTGATTTTATCTGTGCTGGTGTATCAATTGTTCTACCTATTGTAAATGTTGCTACTGATCCACTTGTTGATGATAGGGATAATGTAGGTCCACTCTTTGCAATTGAAACATCACCAGTAAAGGCACCAATACCAGCGTCTAATCTTGTAACTGCATTAAGTTCTAAGAAAAACCCCTCATTAAACATTGTACCTGCTGTACCAATATCAAAAGAATTACCACTTCCAGGTAAAATATTACCAGCAAAAGTTGCTGACTTGTCGTGATTTAATGTTAAGGCTATTCCTACTCCAGTTGTAAATTCAATATTTGCATTACTACCTGTCCCTGTGTTTCTAATATAACTCCAATTATTATTACTTCCACTTACATTATTTTTTATAGCTAAAGCATAACTAGGTAAATTCAACTGTGCTGTTGTTCCACTTGTATAAATTCCAGTTGCACCCATACCAACAATACCAGCAAAAGTTGCATTTCCAGTTCCTCCAAATAATTGTATGTTTGCAGCTTGTGCGCCAGACCATAAATAAAATTCTCCATTATCACTAGCATCCTTTGAAACAGAAGCAACCAAGCCATCATCATCAGCAACAACCCTGAATATATCGGCAGCATCAGTATCAGTTGATTTAGCAGTTAAAACATAAGAAGATGCACTTGTAAAAGTACCAGTACCAGCAAACGTGGCATTTTTTGTATCGTGATCTAAAGTTAAAATGTCTGTTGTACCATCGTTTTGTGTAAATGTTAATAATTCACCACTTACAGTTATAACAAAATCTTTACTACTATCACCTTCAATTCTTAAAGATGGCTCTGTTGTTGTTTTTGTCAATGTTAAACTATCACCAGATGAATGACTAATGGCAACACTTCCAGAAAAAGTTGTCGCACCACCACTTATAAAACCATAGGTTGAGCCATTAAAGTCCATAGGTACAGCAGCATCACTGACATCATTGACTGCATTTAACCTTAAATTGCTACCAGAATGACTTACAGTAAAGTTTATATCTGTAGTTGATTTAACTTGTAATGGTGCTACTGGTGTGACACCAATACCTACGTTTCCAGAACTTCTGTCAACAGTTAATACAGTAGAATTAGAACCTCCAAAAACTTTGTCTAAATGTAAATCTGCACTTGAATCTAATCTTAATGAATAGTAATTTGTTGAACCTGCACCAAGAATTATAGTCCCATCAGACATAGCAGTTGAACCACCTAATGCACTTTTTCTTATTGTGGTAGAACCAGCAAAAGTGGCATTAGCACCACTACCAGTCAACATTGTTGTTGTACCTGATTTTATAATAAGATTACCAGAAGTGTTTGTTAAAGAACCAAAGTCAGTACCATCATCTTTTAAACTAATATCACCTCCTCCAGCATCAAGTATTATATCACCTGCAACATCCAAAGTTAAATCACCTGAACTCAAATCTATTTCAGTTCCGTCTATTGTTATATTATCAATGACAATTCCACTATTTGCAGTTACAACACCTCCAAAACTAGCACCTGAATTAAACAAAGCCTTACCTGCATCGGACATATCTAAAGTAAGAGCAGTAATATTACTACTTGAGTCTAAGCCTTTAAATAAAATATCTTTGTCGGCTACTATTGAAGTTATTACAAGATCAGTACTACTGTTTGTTATTGAGCCATAATGAGTACCCCCATCTTTTAAAAGTACATCTGCACCTTCTGAATCTAAAATTATATCTCCTCCTGAATCTATTGTTATGTCGTTTGTACTTGATGATGCAATAGTAGACCCATCTAAGGTAAGATTGTCAACTATAAGGTCTCCTGTTATTTTTGCATTACCTGTAACTTCAAATTCAATTCCAGAACTTGCAGCTCCACCCACACCAACACCTGCTGTAGATAAATACAGAATACTATTGTTTCCTGATCCGTCTGTTATTTGTTGAGCAGTAGAACTTAGTACTGTACTAGCACTTGTTTTTAATAACCCTACATACGTTACCGATATTTGTGTGTTCGTTAATGTTGCCATTACTCTTTAAATATGTTATTAATTTGTCAATATTTTTTTTCTTTACTTTATACTTCATAATACCCAACCATTGAATAAAGCATCTTTGTCTGGGTGTATATCGTCATTTGTGTTTGAGGTGTATTCAGGAAATAAACTCTGATTAAAGCTCATATAGTCGATAAATCTTGTTGTATAATATTCTGCTATATTTCTATGTTTTTGTACTAAATAGTCCACTTCTTCTTTTGTAACCGATTCGCTATTCTCACTTGTTGGTTTGCTTAGTCCTCCATTCTTTAGTCTGTAACTTGCAAAAGGCAAATAGTCAACCATTGCAAAATGTATAAGCATAGGTTGTATGTAGTCGTTTACTAGGTTTAAATAATTACCAGTAAGTGATGCACCTCCAGTTCCTAGTATGTCTGTACTTATTTTATTGTATAAATCCGTTCCAAGATAGTTTCTAATGTGTATTTCCTGTGCGATCTTCAGAAAGCCAAGGAAATGGTCAACGTCCACGTTTCCGTCTATTATAGAGTTTCTTTTTAAGTCAATCGGTTTTATGAATAATGCTGTTGCCATCTCTTAATTTTTTCTCCAATAATTATTTCTTGCAGATGCTATTTGAGAAACCTCAGGTGGATTTGTTACAAATCTTGCATCTTTTTTTTCGTTTCTAGGTAAAGCACTGATTATACTTTTTGCTCGACCTACTGATATTTTTTTGTTACCTTTTTTAAGATATATTTGTCGCATCCAATAATGACTACAGTTAACCCCTCCCTTGTATAACCAGATGTTATAACTGTTTTCTCCTTTTGCTGCTAGTTCACTATTTGCTGTACTTTGTTTATCTAAATCTTCCATTCTATAAACTTTATTTGCAGCTAACATTTTTTTACAAAATTCCCTTGATTCTCCTTTTGTTGATCTTCCTGCTGTGTATTTGTATCTGATTCTAAATAGACTTGTATCCTGTTCATCTTTTTTTCTTGCATCTCCACTTACAACCCTTGCAAATTCAAAATAGTTTTTTATTTCACTTTCGTCTTCTAATGCAGGTGTTTCATTTATAAGCTCCCAATCATCGTCAATATCTTCACCTTTAGAAATAATGTCATCTGCTATTATATTCATTTCATCTTTGTTAAAATTAAAATGATTGTGATTACATACTTCTTCGCTTAGTTTAACACCTGTTTCTTCTTCTTTTGTTTCTTCGTCTTCTACATTTTCTAGGTCTGTAAATTCTAATGGTTGTAAAGTCTTAAAGTATAGATTTAATGATATTTTATTATAGGCTAGTATCTGATCGAAAGCATCTATAAGTAAATGTTGAAACGGTCTAATAACTGTATTGTCTAGTAGTATGGATGCAGTTTTTAATTCGTCTGCATTGTTTCCTAGTCCTGATTGGTCTTTGATTCCTATAAGCATAGGAGATACAATTCTGTGAGATACCATTATCTTTCTTGTACTTTCTTCACTTAGAAACTGGTATTGTTGGTGTGCATCGGATAACTGTACTGGGTCGATACTAGCCTGTGTATCTGCATTATCGTTAAAAGCTAAAATAAACTTCCCTGCATTGCTACTACCAGAAAACTTCTGCATAATACGATGTTCTATTCTTTCTCTTTCTTCTTCTGTAGGTGTGCCATTGTTAAAATTAATTAACATACTAGGTGACATACCATTCATTATATTATTCAAATGAAAGTTCCCAACTTCTTCTTCTAGTTCGGCATATTGCAACCCTCCTTGATAATCAACAGGACTATAAAAAAAGTACCCTGCTCTATAAGGTTTTACATAAAATATTTCAATAGCTTCGTTACTCATTCCAAAAGCTGGTATTCTTTTTAGTTTTGAGTTTTGTTTGTATTTAGACCAATCTGAAAAGTAATAGTACGCTTCTATGTCTCCGTCATCGTTTGGTTTTTCTGCTCTTAATGTTTCTATTGGAAAGTGTTCTACTTGTGCAATGCTTTTTCTATCCTTTGAATAAATAACTTGCATAGAACATTGACCCATTAATTTTAAATCATAACAAAGTTTTCTTGTACAGTCTTTATTAAACAAAGAAATCATTTTAGCGTACTGTTCAGGCTTTTTATTTGAATCGGTAGCATCTAACCCTTTTCCGTAGATCATAGCAGAAACAGCGTTTATAATGGCGTTATTAGTAGGACTGCCGTTGTATCTGTCTATTAAGTATTTAAAATAGTTGTTATCTTCTCCGTACCCTATCCAGTTTCTATTTTTTTGTTCTGTTACTTTAGGTGTTGTGTAACTGCTTAAATTTATTACTCGTAAATCATTCATACTATTATATAATCGTTATCGTGAGACCCTGCTGTTTCATCAAAGGTATATTCACCAGAATTAATATCGTAATAATTATTATTAGATTGGTTTATTGTTTGTGTTGTACAGAATATTTTATCTCTATATACTGTCGCACTTCCATTTAGTAAAGTTAGATCATAAAACCTACCCTCTTTAAGTACTGGACTAATCGTAGCAGAAACCCTTTTAAAGTTACCACTATCAGAAGCACTTACAGTAGCACTAAACACTTCATCATTCTTGCTTGTATCTCTAAGTTTCATAGTATAACTAGCTACATAAGTTCTGGGTATCACATCAAAAGTCTGTGCTGAAGAACTTGTTGTTAATACTTTCATACTAATATATCGAAATAATATAGTGATTTTGTAATAAAGCAAAAAAAAAGGGAGTATTAAACTCCCCCTTTTCCAATACAAGAACAAACTATTCTTAATTTACGTCTATTTGTGTTCCTTGACTTTCTGCATTGTAAGCAGCAGTAGTTATAAAGTCAGGTGCTTCTGTTTCTTGTGAAACAAATGTTAATGAGTATCCGTATAAATCTGCCATCCCAGCTCCACTAGAGAAATTTCCTGTTGTTAATTCTGCTCCGTGGTCTTTTCCAACAAGTCTAAAGTTTCCGTTATAGTCCTCAACAATAATGTGGGGTCTTGAAACTGCTAGTAATTTGATTTCTGCTTGTGTTTTTTCTTCTTGGAAGATTAAGTTCATTACAACTGTAGTCTCGTAAAAAGTAGTTCCGTTTTCTCTTGATGATGTTACAACTGTATCCATTGTGGAGTTGCCTTTTACATCGAATTTCATAAAAGTTGGTGAACCTCCGAAATCAGTAACCATTTCATTTGCAATAGTCAAAGCACCTAATGTACCATAGTCAGCAAAAGTAATACTCTTTATACCACCGACCCCTGATTTACAAGGTAATTCACGTCCTTTTGTAAGTAAACACGCCATATATATTTTTTTTTATAAAAAAAGGTAAGTAGGCAAAACCCACCTACCCTTTTTATGTTAAACAATTATTAAGAATACAGTACGATGTCTGCACCAATTCCGTGCTGTACACCTGCCGATCCTCTTAAAACAACTCTTACGTTTTGACTTCCGTCAATATCAGCCATATCAATTAGCTTCACTTCTTGCCAGTCATTTAAAAGACCAGTGCCGAAGAAAAGGTTGCTTGATTCTGCAGCTACCATTTTGTTAGCTCCTAATCCAGGTGCAGTAAATAATGGTATGCCTTGGAAGTTCATTTCAGTTTTTCCAACGTTGTAAAGTTCTCTATAACCTAATGCAGCTTGTGCTTGTACATAAAACTTAGCAGCACTTGTAGGTATATAAATCTTAACATCTTCTTTTCCGTAAACTCCTCCAGGAATTGCATCAACAACCTTAGAAATTTCTGCAACGATATTTGATGCTGTTAGTGTAGTACCTGAAACGTCAACAACGTCTCCGTCAGCAGCAAGTAACGCTTGGAATCCATCAAACTCACCTGCATTAGCAGTAGCACCTTGCCAGATGTTTTGTTCTACTTTCTCAGCAACCTTTGCAGCAACTTGTGCAATTAAAAAGTCACTAAATTTAGAAGGTAGATTGTCGTATTGACTAAAGCCCATTGAGTTAGCTTCCCAGTCTTGTCTGAAATCTTTTTTACAAAGTTGTAAGTTAACTTGAAATTCTTCTGGTTGTAGAATCCTTTCTGTTAAAGTTACGTTACTTGAAGGATCGAAGTCACAACTTGCGTCCTTTAAAATTGAATTCATAGAAAGTTTTTTGATGACCTCTTTGAATTTAATATTTGGTTTTATTGATACTCCTCCTTGTGATAGTGTAACTCCAGATAGAAGTGCAGCAGCGATGTAATCCCCTGCAAACTCACCAGCATAAGTAGTAGTAATTGATGTAGTAGTAGCCATATCTTTTTTTTATTTATTTAATTATTATAATTCTCCAACTGTTATAGAAGATGAAGCGTTTCCGTTTCCAAAAACAAAATAGCTAGTTCCATCAGAATGAATCTCAATGAAATCTCCTATGCTTTCTGCTCCGTCCTCAAATGTTACTTTATCTACTGCATCTGCTTCGACAATTGCTCCGTTGACAATTACGCCTCCGTTAATAGTGTCTCTATTATCTGAAGGTGATTGTACAATAAAATCAGTTGAAAATGTGCCTGATACAATAAACTTTGCTTTCCATCCTGCTGTAGGTGCAGGAAGTGTTAATGTATATCCAGTTCCAGAAATTTTAAAAACTTTACCTGAATCGGATAGACTAAGTGACGCTGATGCTGAGACTAATTCGTAATCATCAAAAATTCTCATTACATCGTCACTAACGTGTGTTAATACTGCCATAATTATTTATATTTATTTATTTATTTATTACTTAAACTTTCCATTACTCTGTCTAGAGTAGATTTGTTTCTTTTTGTTGCAAACTTAAAGTTGTGTGATTTAACACCTTCTTCAGGACTATGTTTGATAGG